AGGCCGGCGGCATCACGAAGCCGCCCCCGGTCCACAGGCACGTCTTTTTCGTATACGTATCGCCGTACTGCCACGGCTGGAACGTGTAATCCGGCTTGCGCCAATAGGTCGAGAGCATCCCCACCGGGTTCTCGAGCATCCACGGCGCGCCGCTCGCCTCACAGATCGCTTTGCACGCGATGACCAGGCCGAGCGAGTCGTGCAACGCTTCGAGACCCTTGTCCGCAAACCAGCGGGCGCCACTCACCGAGAGATTCGTGCAGGGCGGAAACGCGAACGTGATCACGCGCGGACCCACGAAGGCATGACGGAGCCCACGCACATCGCCGCCCACGCGGGTCAGCAATCCGTCCCGGTGATAGCCGGCCGGATGCTGGGCGTCCACGATCCAGCACTTATGGCCCGCCGCGAGCCACGGCTGCACCATCACGCCGGTGCGATCACAGAGACTCAACACGATGCCTTTCCCTAGCATTTCACCCTAGTTGACAAACCCAAGCGCATCGGTTTATAGTCTTGCTCACCATGAACAACATCACACCTGCGACTGACCCTGGCACGGTCTACATCGTGCTGACCCTGAACCCGGACGACGGCGTCGTCATCGACTGCGAGGTGCTCGACCAGATGCCGCAATGGGACTGGATGGCGGCCCATCAGGTCGTGCGCTGCGGCAGTCTGAACGGGGGCGACTCGGTCGTCGTTCCCATGCCGCCAGCGAATCGCTCCGGTCACACGCAATGACGAAACGCAAGAACCCGCACGCCGTCGCGCTCGGAACCAAGGGGGGGCGTACCACCTCCGCCGCGAAAGCCGCCGCCGCGCGTGCGAATGGCCGGAAGGGGGGCCGACCGCGTCGCCGTCGGCCAGCTTCATAACGCGGCGCCCTTCTTGCCGCGTGAACACTGCCCGCCCAACCGGCCCCACCAGACCGCATCCGCGCGCGTCCACCGATGGCCCTTCCCGCTCGCCTGTGACCGACGCCCGGCCTTCGCGGCGTAGTCGGCGAACACCGCCCGCCGCGCCGCTTCCGCGCGCGTTACAGTGACAGTGCGGGTTGCTGCTGCCATTCGTTCATCCATCGCTGATCTTTCGTCACTTGGATCTGGGGGAACATCGACCGACTGGTGCCGTCGATACTGTCAATGCCCCACCGATACGCTTCCCGGAGCCGGCCCCGCGTGTTGACCCGCCCCATATGCGTCCACAGCTCGCGCGCCTTCGCATAGGCCACCAGCGTCCGCGCGTCGGCGCTCAACTTAAAGGTCGTGGTCCCGCCGATGAAGAGCGCCCCGACGCCACTGGGCAACTGCGCGACCGTCATGCCGTCCTGGGCGACGAAGGCGGGCGCAAAGCCGACGCCGCGAATCAGCGCCGACCAGAAGGGCCAGAGCGCCAGCGTCGCCGTCGCATCGCCCACGACATCCGGCGCGGTCACAAACAGACACCCCGCGCGCCCGTGACATGCCTGCAGCATCCCGACAAAGGCCGCCACGTCGAGGCCGCTATACGCGCCGTTATCCATCGCCCAGCGGCCCGGCACCAACGGCAACGACGCGGGATCATTCCCGGCCGCGGGCACGACGAGCACGCCGAAGCGGGCATCGTCTACGCTTCGCATGGTCGCCGTCGCCCCGGAGACGAGAATCAGCATCACGGCATGTCGTCAGAATCAACGGGTTCTGGCACACTGTCGCGTTCGTCGTCGATCAGGGGGCCTTTGGTCAGCAACGCCTCAATTTCGTCCGCGCAGATCCGATAGACGACCGCCGCTGAGGCGTCGCGTTTATTCTTGGGTTGCGAGTCGCGCGTGTCAGCATTCGCCCGCCACTGCGCCACCAGCGCGACCAGTTCCGCGCGCATCAGCGTGTCTCCTTGAACGTCAACGGCCAGCTCGCATCGAGATACGACTTGCCATTCGCCGCGACAAACATCTGCGCCGCCGTGCCGACGACGTGCAGCCGATGCCCCTTGAACCGTCGGTGATCGCGTAAGCAGACGTGCAGCCCGTTGCGCACGTCGTAGCGCACGGATTTATCGGCGCGGCTCACGATGTGATGCGCTTCGCCACGCTTCGGATCGAGCTCCATCGTGGCGATCGTTTTCACACCGCAGACCCGGCAGCGCCCGCGATCGCGCGTCTTCACTTGGCGCCTCCACTGCTCCAGTAACTTCGCGTCGTCTTTCTCTTTCGCGTCGGCGGCATCCAGGCGGCCGGTCGGGGTTTTCCACAGCGGCCCCGTGCGATCCGCTTGCACCTCGGCGAGCGTCGGCAGCTTGGCGAGCGCGCCCATCAGAAGGGGATCTCCGAATCATCCGGCACCGTGTGGTGCGCGGTGAGCACGTCTTCGTCCCGCAGATGCTCCGGCCGTGATGCTGGTCCTGAGGAGTGCCCGCTGCCGTTGCTCAAGAGCACGATCCGATCGCAGCGCACTTCCGTGGTGTAGCGTTTCGCGCCGTCCTTATCCAGCCAGTCGCGCGTCTGTAAGCGGCCCTCGACGTAGACCTGTTTGCCCTTTTTCAAATACTCCTGCAACGCTTCGGCGGGTTTGCCCCAGAGCACGACGCGCGTCCATTCCGTCTTCTCTTGTTTCGCGCCGCTCTTGTCGGTCCACGCTTCCGACGTGGCGAGGTTGAACGTCGCGACCGGCGCGCCGCCCGGCGTGTATTTGAACTCGCAGTCCTTCCCCAAATTGCCGATCAAGAGCACCTTGTTGACCGACCCCATGCCTACGCCGCCTCCTGCTGGCGCGCGTTCAACAGCGTGTCCAACCCTTTCGCGGTGACGTAGCCGACAAACGACGCCAGGAGCGTGCAACAGTCCTGATGCAACGCCGCATAGGGATACAGCCGGAAGCTCTCCGGCGTCTTCACCTCCACGACCCCGTTGCCGTGGTCATCGAGCGGGAAGACGTGATACGTGATCGTCGCCGGATCGAAAATGTCGGCCATGAACTTCCACTGACACGACGCCGCGTACTTGTCGAAGTCGAACGTCGAGCCGGTGGTTTTGAACTCGCTGAGGTGCGTGCCCAGGAGATGATCGGCGACCGCGACGACGTCGTGCGGCCCGTAGGCGCGTATCGCCTTGACTTCAAAGAGGCCGCGCCGGTCAATCAACGCGAAGACCGGCGCCATCGTCTCCGCGCTGAAGCTGTAGCCGCCCCGCTGGTAGCCGCCCGGCACCGCGTACGCCTCCGGGGTTTCGACAATCTCCCCGAAGGCTTTCCCGCGCAGCACGGCCTCGGTCGGCACGAACTTACCGCTGATGGTGTCGATCAGGCTCTGTTCGGTCATCCACTCCTGATCGGGTTGCATGAACAGGCGATACGACTCCAGCGTGGTCGTACTGATCCGCATGGCCCTACACCGCCGCCGCGACGGGTTGCGGGATGACAAACGCGCTCGCCGCCGGACTCCACACCAACTTGAGCGCCTTCGCCCGGTCCATCAGCAGCTTTTTCGCCTGCGGCGCGAGAATCGGCGACAGCGCCTGCGCTTCGGGAATCGCGCGGTTGATCTCCTCTGCGCTCGTCATCGCCGCCACGGCCGTGCGCCATTCGTCTACCGCCGTCGTGACCTTGGCGCTGCCTTCGCTGATGCGCCCGAGCGCCAGGCGCCCGAGGTCGAACAATTCCGCCATGAACGTCGTCGCCTTGCCGATCGGCGGCACCTTGAACGGCGCCCAGTTCGCCGGGTTCTTCCCGACCCACCGATCAGTGGGATTGAAGTCCAGCACGCGGTCCTTGCCGCTCATGTAGCAGTAGCCGACGAAGTCCGCCACCTTCATCACCTCGCCGTAGCTGCCGCCGACGATGTCCGGCCGGACCACGCGCACGTCGCCGTCTTTGTCTTCCTTGTCGTGCGCGATGAGCAGCACGTCTTTGCCGAGCGCGCGCAGCGACGAGGTCCACGTCCGAAAGCGGTTCTTCAGCACGCCCCAGCCCTGCTGACTCAGGTTGCCGTTCGGCCCGAGCTTCGGCGAGTCGCGGATGATGTCGGCGGTCATCACGTCCAGGCAGCGGCCCACTGTGTCGGGGATCACCGTCGCGTAGGGTGTGAGCGCGTCATGGTTCGCCATCAACTCGGCGACGTCCGCCCACGACCCGATCTGGAGCGTGTCACGCCGATTCGCCGCCCGGTGCGCGCCCGCGTCGAAGTCCAACAGCAACGGATCGGCGGTCGAGTAGGCGAGCGAGGTCTTGCAGATGCCCGGCTGGCCGAAGATCAGGAACACCGGATGCGCGACGTCGATCGGTTCCGAGGCGCGGATAATTTTCATTTGGTGGCTCGTTTCCGGGGGAGGACGGCCGCAGCCATCCGCAGTTTGTCGGATCGCCATTCAGCCTGATGCGCTTTGACGAGCGCGAGGCCGCAGTCGTGGTGAAAATGTTGCCGGTGATCGCGATCGAACCAATGGCGTTCGCCCGCGCGAATCGCAAACCAGCCCGCAGCATCTTGTGGATGTTGGCAATAGCCGAGCGCACAATCGACCCACGCGGACAGGCCGAGGTCGCCGTCGTGCGGCTCCAGCACCCGGCGGTCGCTCACTTGCCACCGCCGAAGGCGTCGCGCGCCTGCTGCACCGCCAGATTGAACAGCGCATCGGTGGACCGGCCTTCCGCTTTCGCCAGGAGCACGCGGGCTTCGCATCGGACGCAGCGCCCAGCGCTCGGATGACCGACCAGCCACGTCTCACAATCGGCGGCTGGCGGCACGCGGCGACACGGTTCGCTGGCGACGCTCCGCAGCACGTTCAACATTTCAGGAGCGATGGCGATGAGGCGCGCGTTGGCCTTGTTGTCCTCGTGATAGATGATGTCGCCGACGAAAAACGAGCGCCCGTCTGGACACCGCACTCTCGCGTCCATCCCGCGCAATTCAGTGACCCACGGTCCCGGTGTGTGTGTGTTATCTTTCTGCTCAGTCATGCGTGGCGTCTCCTTGGGACGCGACTCGTGATGGGGTCGCATCGTTACTGGCGATGCGGCCCTTCGTGTTTACGAACGTCGGGTGAACCCTTTCGCAGCGGTGGTCCGAGGCCGACGCGCCACCCCGGTGACTGTTTCCGACACACCATGCAGGCGAGTCGGGGCGACGCCGGGTCGAGATCCAGCCACCAGGCGTGTCCGCTGATCCAACAGCGCAGCGTCCGCCGGATCTGATCGGGGAGCAACCTCGCCTGTGGCACGCGCACCTCGCAGCAAGAACAAGGCGATCCCGGCCGCGCCGATCACGCCGATGAGAATCAGGATCGTCGTCATGCGTGCCCCTGGACCGGCCACCCGTGGTCATCCACCGCGTGATCGACCGCCGCCGCGACCACCGCCCACGCCTGCCGCGTCACCTCGAGCAAGTCGTCCTCCGCCATCTCCAACTGCTGCGCAATCAACACACACAGCGTCAGGCCCGAGGCGAGCGCGTCAGCCGCCTCCCGATCCACGGCGGTCATGCGTCCTTCTCCGCTTTCGCCACGGTGTAGATGTCCTGGGGAAACAATTCCGCTAACTCGCGCGCCGCCGCCTGTGCCGCCTCGAGTGTCGGTTCGCACTGCTTCCAGACGAGGGCGCCCGTGTCCCGGTTATGCCCGTTGACGCAGAAGCCACCCTCGGGGCGATGACCGGTGGCGGTCATGGCTTGCGCTCCGCGAGATCGAAGACGTCAGGAGGAATGTCGACCCCGGCGATCACCAATTGCCGCAACACCGCCGGATGATCTTCGGCAAAGACGACGATGAGTTCGCGCAGCCGCGGCTGGAAGAGCGCCTTGTACCAGGGCGTGTTCGCCAGCACGACGCGCAACGGCCGGCCGCGCAGCAGGTGCTCAAAGTTCGGGCGGGTGAGGCCGAGCACGAACGTCGGACCGGCATAGGCGTGGATCACGCCAGCCTCTTGGCACTCAGGGCGCGGTGGCCGGCGCCGAGGGCGCGATCCAAGTCCGCCCGTTGCACGAGAATCACGCGGAACCGACGCGCCGTCGGAATGCCCTTCTTCTGGAGGAAGCGATAAAAACTGCGCAGCGCGTGCTTGCCGCGGTAGCCGACATACGCCGCCGCTTCATCGGTGCGCAGCCACGGCTTGCTGAAATCGAACGGCTCCGTCTGCGCCGTCCGGCTGGCGGTCATGCCGCCCCCTTCGCATCGTCGGTCACCGGCG